ATAATTAATGATCCACTTGACTGTTCGGCTGTAATTTGCACTCCAAAAGTTATAAATACTCTATTACCAATTTTTGTAATGGTATTATCTGTATTTCCCCATGATATGCAGTTAGCCAATGACAAATCAAAATCATTTTCCAAGTTGCTTAACTTGCCATTTAACTCAGTATATGTATCTGCCACCGCCTTGGCATCCGGGACATAGCCGGTGGCTTTGGTGGCCAGCAGATCATCCTTGGATGTGATCATCTGCGCAAAGGCCGGTGCGGTCAAGTCTGCAAAAAACTTTTTAATCTTGCCAAAGACCGTCTTTACGCTCTCGCCCGTATTAATGTTCTCGCGGTTCTCCGCCTCAGTAAACGCGATTTCCGAGTCCCCGATGTCGCTGCTAAAGCCCTTGGCCAGATAGATCCAGTTGATCTTATCATCCCTCGGAGCTCCGTCAGGGGCATCCTTAATGGCCAGATATGTACTTCCGTTGTGCAATACAGCATCCAACCGCTCATACGCAGTGTTGGCGTTGTAATCTCCCTTGTAAGATATTCCAATTTTTCCGAGGGTCTTATATCCTTCCGGTGCTGCCATAGTTCGCTCCTCCTTATGCTACTTTCCAGTACAGTACGTTGTCATCCGCTACAAAATCCACTCCTACACCATCCTTCATGTAAAGCTGCATGGTGGTCGCATCTAAATAAAATTTAGGCTCTGTGATGCTTGCATATGATTCTGCGCGATCCGCATCTATCTTAGCCTGTGCTGCAGATGCTGCCGCCGCTGATGCCTGCTGTGTCGCTGTCTCTGCCTGTACAGTGATGTCTGCAAGATAGTTCGGCTGCAGTTTATCTGCAGTAATGCTTCCGTTCTTGATGTCTGCCTTTACTTTTCCATCATCTCCAATGGACCAGTAAACGGTGTCCGAATCAAGAAATTCAAACTGCGTAATAAGTGCAGACAGATCTATGTACTGTTCGCTTCCGTCCTTTAAGTAAATGATAAGCCGCTCAGTAACTGGATCGTAGCCGAAGTTAATGGCAATCTGTGCCATTAAAGTGTGTAATACACTGGTTGCCCCGGAATAATACGTAATCGTAATATCACCTGTATCCTGGTTCAGTTCAATACTCTTTACCAAACTATTGGCTTCCGTGATTGATAACTTGGTCAAATCCAGCGTTATCACACGGTTGTCAATCTCACTCACACCCTGACTTAACTTATTCAGATTTGTTTCATTTAACGGAGTGTTAATGGATGGGGTATTCTCCCAAACAGTAGGATTATACGCTTTCTGCATTCTGCTTCACCTCCTGCTCCGCAGCATCGCGAGCCGCGATCTCCGCCAGTAATGCATCCCTGGCTTTCTGCTCCTGACGTGTCAGCACCTCCTGCAGTGCCATACGCTTAACCTCCTCCGGCAAACCGGAACTATCCACAAAGTTTGTAATTGCCTGGCTAAATTCCTTGATTTCTAAATTGCTCATATGTTTTATTCCTCCGGTCCTAAATACTGTATAACAACGGTACTGCTGATACGCTGCGTACGCCACGCAACCACCACACCTTTATAATTCATATATCCGCTAACCCCCAGTGCTCTTACGCTGACCAGATCAACGCTTGACAGCTTATTTACGATGGTCGCCGCGCTGATCTTGTCCGCCTTGATTTCACCTGCAGATGTCCAGTTTGCCACTTCCATGTAATTTGCTTTTACAGTGCCTGCACTTATGTAGTTGGATTCCACGGTACCCAGTCTGGCACTAACACCATTCAGATCAGAGACTGTCACATGATCTGCCTCCAGGCTCCCCACGCGGCCACTGACGGCATTGAGAGAGTCTACTGTAGCCTTGGTAGCAATCAGGTTATTTAACTCCAGCTTGGTCACATTTAGCGTCTCAATGGTGGCATATTTGATTCTCATCTCTTCCGCATTAACGATACCGACCAGATCTATCCTCTCCGCCTTGATCTTAATGCTCTCCGCCGTCTGGTTAATCTCCGATACGATATTGTCCTTGGATACTTTGGTTAAAATCTGCTGTGCGTTGATGCTGATCTGCGCAGACAGGTTCTGGTCGACGTCTCGCAATTCCAGTCTGGTCTCTTCGACTGTCCGGGTGAGCACGTTACTCTTGCCCTTTAACTGGATGATCTGCTTTTGCAGCCCATTGACCTGTCCGGTCCTGTACTCCTCACCCTCCGCCGTGTAACTATCCCGGAGCGCCTGTATGCCTTTGAGGGTACGCTGCAGGATGTATGTATAGATAGTCTCCCGGGTCGTGTACAGTAGGATGCCGTCCCCCACCTCTAAGCAGGGATTACCCCTGGCTTCCACCTGCGCCGGCCGATACCAGACCACTCCAATCACACTGAGGACGTTGTCCGCTATGGTCTGAAGGTCTGCCGCAGACTTGCCATACACCAAAAAATTGTCCTCTATGATGTAACAGTTATTACCGGTACCCGAGATAGCACCGATGTCGTTCTCTTCCTGCCGGATCTGCAGCTTATCAATATGCTGGCAGATAAAGTCCTCATACTGGCAGGAGATATAATTGCTTTTGGATACCTCCGTGGTGCCCAGCGGATCCGCGGGATACAGATCATCGGACGGATACAGATCATCCGCAGGATACAGCCCTTCGACCATTTGTTTAAGGATTACATACCGCAGCTTGCCCGCCCGGGTAATGTGACCAAAGCAACCGTTGAGCTCGCAGATAGCTTCTATCACTGTCTTTCCCGGCAGTTCTTTAGGATCAATAGTCTTCTCCACTGTCATTTTGTCATTAATCAGTGTGATTTCTTCTTGTTCTACTCCAAAGTATGAGCAGAAACTATCCCGAAACTGCCGTAGGGTCAGCGGAAATGTCAAGCTGTTATACCATTTAGAAGTCTCAGCATTAAGAATGTCATAAAGAGCATCATATGCGGTTATCTGCCGATATCGGCGATCCGCAGTAGGCTTGTCCGAATATACCTTGTACTTCCCAATCTGATAATCTTTCAGAGCACCATCCAACCGTACTGACACATTCATGGTATTTCCTTTGAACGATTCCACAGTGTCTAACACAGTGATTTCAAAGGAAGAGGCCACGCAGCAGCCAAACCGTAGTTCCTGTTCATCGCAGATTGACTCTGTCACGGTCATCGTCTCTAGTTGGAACTCCGCATTGTCCAGAGTAGTACCGGATCCCTGATATGTAATTATTAACTGTTTATCGACAGAGTCATCGTAGAACATCTGCCGTATACTCTTGTTCATGTTTAATACTCCACCAACGTAACCTTAAAATCGTTGTAGTCTATGTCACGCTCCTGCTCGGACAACGTATGGATGCTGTAAGTCGTGTCTGACATATAAAAGATCCCGGCAGAATACTCCAGTGTCTCATCATTCCAATAGGTACACCTGACTCTTCTCTGATTCTTCTCCGTCTGAGGAAGCTCTGCAAGTCCAATGATATTGTTCCACGCTCTTCTCTCTTCCAGATTCATCTCTCTAATATTCAAAGTCAGTTTCGTTTTAAAATTAGGCGATGTCTCCCGGTGCAATAGAATATTGGCATCTCTGTAGGCATCTATCTCCACACGCTGATTCGGAGTACTTTCCCAACCATCCGCCAATAAGAAGGAGTTGGGGAGAACAACGTCCCCAAACTTAATTAACCATCCTCCAAATTTCTGCATTGTTCTCCCTCCTTCCTAAATAAATGCACTCTGTCCATGTGTATTCTGGTACATCCTATCCTGCCGTACCGTCTCACGGAAGATTTCCTTTCCATCCAGTTGCGCCACAAACGTATAATTTCCACCACCATTTTCCGCCTGTGCCTGCTTAAATGCTTCAATCATAGTAGCCAATGGTGTCTCGATGTTGGTCTGCCCTCTGGGCTGATCTCCGAGAATTGCCGTAAATGGCTTCCCACCCTGAATCACTGCACCGTTGGCCAGACGAGGAAGCGATACTTGCGCATTCCAGTTCGGAATATTAGGGCTCCATTTTTTTCCACCCCATCCAAATGGTACCCAGTCCGGAATGTCAATACTCAGCGAATTAATAGCGTCAATGATAAAATTGATAGCTTTAATGAACCCATTTGCAAAAGATTCCGCTATGATATTTCCCATATTTACAGCGTCTTTTGCAAATCCTACGATTGCATCAAATGCACCTTTCCAGTCTCCTACAAACACTCTCTTTACAAAAGTTCCCAGCTTCCCTAGCATGTCCTGTAGTGTGGTCAATGCCTCTTCACCATTACCGGCCCATACGACCACTCCAACAATAGCCGCGATCACAGCCATCACGGCACCTACAACCACTGTGGCCGCTCCACCAAGCGTAAGGAACACCCCTGCCAATATTGCACCTGCAGAAATCAGCAGCAGTGTCATATTCTGGGCATTTACCCCATTCTCAGTTATATCCTTAAGTGCAAGTATCAAGCCCGCTGCTCCGCCAACAATCAGCCCAATTCCTGCGGCTACCGGCCCGAATAATATCAGTAATCCGGTCACTGCCAGTGCCAGTCCAGAGACATATCCTACAATACCTTCCCAGTCCACACCGTCTTTCCACATTTTTACATAGTTGTATACCATCAATGCTGCCCCGGCGATCAGCATAATCAATCCGAGAGCCGTAGACAGATATGGTGCAAGTCCGCCAAGATCTTTCAGCAATCCTGCTATGCGCCATGCAAGCAGCGCAATTCCTATCGCAATCGCTAATGGCTTTATAATTTCCAGCAACTTCTTGGCTTTTTCCAGAAGTTCCACCATTTTCGGATCTATCGTAGCCTCTTCAAAAGCATCCTTACCGGTCAGTTCTCCTCCACCTGTTGTAGATCCTCCTTGATCACTTAACACATTCAGTTCGTCGAATGATGCCAGGGCTTTTTTTGCAGACTTGCTGGCGGTATCCAAAGACTTTGCATAATCTATGGTCTGTTTTTTTGCCCGGGTGTAAGTACTTTTTCCCTGTAAGATTGCCAGGAACTGTGCCACGGCATCCGCCGCCTTGATCAACCAGTTAATAAGCTTTACCAAGTACGGAATAGCCATATTTACGATAGGCTCAAATGCTGCTGCCAGGCTGTTTTTAAACTGGGCGCAGCTGCTTTGCAAGGCAGACATCTGCGCATTATAGTCCTTAGAATATTGAGCAAGATTCCGGAAGCCTTCTTTCATTGCGGATACCATTGCATTAAATCCCTTAGATATCCAATTAAATATAAATAAGCTCAGTAAAATGCCCTTCAGGCGGCTGACCATTGTAGATAACAGATTTCCCGATTTTTTCGCACTGGTTCCGCAGGAATCCAATGCCTTTCTTCCCTTGGATTCCAGTTCAGAAAAGCCATTTCGAATTGTATGAACCTCTTTGTTGATCTCTGCAAGTCTGGCAGACAGCTCATCATATTCCTGATATCCGTCTGTGACTCCAGCCCTTTTCAGTAGCGCCATGCGCTCTGTAATCTGTTCCTGCTCCTGCATCAATGCAACCATATTCTGATCAGCTACCACAGCATTGTTTTTTATATCAATCAGCTGTTGTTCTGCTGCCTGTTGCTCCCTGATCTTCTCAGCAATTTTTTCTTCCTTCTCACTGACTTTGTCTGCAGCACTGGCCTGTTGATCAATCTGAGCCATAATGGCATCTGAATCATACTGCTGATACCCTACTGCAGCCCGCGGAGCAATCGTTTCACCTACCGTAGCACTTGCTTTGGCCATTTCGGCTGCTGCCTCTTCTGCTTTTTTCTTGTTCCGCTCCATGATACTGTCAAAATTCTTCTCGAATTTATCCCAGTCTTCTTTTGACCATCCCTCCGGTGTCAGGCTGGTGTCCTTGGCTTTCTCCTCCAGTTCATCCAGCTTTTTTTCGATGTGTTCAGCGCCCTTATCCAGTTTTGAATTGTCCAGATCAGAATGTAATCTGATCTCAGTATCGTACTTTGCCATGATGCCTCCTTAATCAAAAAAGAGCCTGCCGACACCTATCCGGTATCAACTGGCTCACTGGCTCTTTGTCGACTTATTGATTTTGGCATATTTCATAAATTCATCAATTCTTGCCTGCTCCTCAGGTGTGATTTTCTCATCCTTTGGTGCCTTAATAGCAAATATCTTTTTAGCGCTCCTATATGCGTTTTTCTCTTCCTGTGACATTTTTGAGGTGATCTTCTTCTGTCGTATGTCCATTACATGGGTCAGGGAGCTCTCCTGGAGGTTCCCCAGCAGTCCCATAAAAACGAACCAGTGCATTTCTGCCTTCTGCAGATCTATATGATACTGGTTGCGGAAAGCTGCATATATTCTCCACTGGTCCATATCCCAGTCCATGATAATATCTTCGTTTTTCTTCTGTTGATAGTTGTCATGGTTAAATTCTGTCATAAACCATTCAATCGCTTTCGCAGCTTCCTGCGGTTCCGGGCATCTCTTGGGAAATAGCAAATACGATGCAATATAAAACCGCTCAATATCCGATAAATCAGGATCCGACATGCACATGGACATTTTTATTCCCGTCCGGAAAGAAGCCGAAATAGGATATCCTTTCCAGTCTGTCGGAAGCTGATCCAACATAATATTAAACATATGACTCCCCCACTATTTATGGTGTCTTCGGTTTTGACGATTCCTGTTGTGATTTATATTTCCGCCATCTCTTTCTCTACTGTATTTCTCCCATAGTTCCTTATTTCTACCGTTTGCATATCTCTGTGCAATCGGGATGATCTGATCAAAGAAATCAGTAATCAGGATAGGACTCGGTGTGATCTCCCCAAATACCTTCTTACAGGTCCTTTCTCCGAACACTCTGTCAATGTCAGACATGATCTCGTTAGTCTTTCCAATCATGATCCGAAGCTGCTCTATTTCCGGTTTTCTCGTAAATTCTTCCGTAGCTACATATTTCTTAACTTTTTCCAGATTATCTATCAGTTCTGTGAAATCTGCATAGAATTCCTGACTTCCAAAATTGCAGACAATCGTATCGCCATTGTCATTTACCTGTACTTCTGTGCCACCCTTAATAGCATTAATTTTTTCCATATATTACCATCCTCTCTGAATGTGATGGACGACAGAGAGGTGCGCCCACCACATATGTTAATATTGATTAACACCTATATTATTTTGCGGAATCTGCTGTGAATGTATTGGTTTCGATATTGAATTTACCCTTGATATCATCACCTGCCTGCTTTACACTCAGCACATTATGTACATAATCCCCACCATCTCCACCATTGGAAGTAACAGATACTGTACACGGTACCTTGATTGCTTTATAGGTTCCTTCTTCGGCCTGCACCGCATCTTTCAAGCGCAGTCTTACGAAAGATGTGTGAGCTTTTGCACCTACAGGAAGGTCATCCACCAGTTTATCGATCATTTTCTGTACGTCATCATCTTCTCAGTCTTCCTTGTCCACATCAAACGCTCTCTGATAGGACTTTACCTTATTGGATGCCTTTGCCATATTAATATAATGCTTCGTATCCTCTTCCGGGTTCATCTCCTCTGTGAGGGATTCTACGCCATTGCCCAGCAAAGCATACTTCGGTTCTTCTGCTCCCATAGTGGTATCAATGTAATGCCTTAAATCTTCTCTCATTTTACCTGAGCTCCTTTCTTATATTCGATAAAAATTGTCATTTGATACAATGCTTCGTTCTGCCCATTCTCTCCCATAAAAAACGGGCTTGATACTCCTACTGTCTTGACTGTTCCACCCTGGATATCCGGGAAGTTCCTATTACGGTTTCTGTTTTCGATCCAGTCCGTCAGTTGCTCCATCCAGCTACCGTTTTCGATGCAGCTTTTATCCGTCTGAATATCCAGTCTTACCACAAATTGATAATAGTCCTTGTGTATTTCATCACCGTTGATATATTTTCTCACATTAGTCATTGGTTCTTTGACTAACGCATAATTGACATTCCCATGCATCCGGTCCGTGTCGATATGCTTCATACTCTCCGGAGAGAATTCTTTCAGCCAGTTAATAATGGATTGCGATACAGTCATTTTAACAGTTCCTCCTGCAGTTTCTTCTCTATCTTTTCCAGCCCGCCATTCTGCAGCATGCGGTCTGCCCAGTGTGCCCCGCGCAGTGTACCGTTACCATATTCCAGGCTTCGTGTTGTGGGCACCTTATCTACATTCCTTCTGGATCTCCAGCCATTCTCTGTCTGGAAACCTGCGCAATGCAGATCCGGATCCTCATAGACGATACCTTCCCACATATAATGTGCATACGGTTTATTCCACACAACATCCGCCTCATTTTCTATGTGTCCGCTTAAGCTAAGCCCTCCATCAGCCAATGGGATGTATGGATCTGATAACTTCAATATTTCATTTGCGCAGATCTGTTGTAATCTACCCTTTTCTTCCAGTCCCAGTGTCTTTATACACACACCTGGATCAAAATTACGAGTCACTTTCAGCGAATGAAATCCTGTTTTTGCCATAGTCCACCTGTTGCACCGGTGCAACTTACCTTCCAACAACTTTTATGTTCTTCAGTCGAAGTCTTCCTCGATTATCCGATACTTCCGTGACGGTGACTGCATACTGGAAATCCTCTTTCAGGTCAGTCAGGCGATAGTGTTCTCCTATTTCTTTTTCCGATTCTCCCAATACCAACTTGTCCTGATCCGTCTGTACATCCAGCGTCCAGTACCCTGCTGCCTCTTCTGCCGGTAGCTTCCGGAATTTCTGCGGTTCCAGGTAAGGCTTGTTGCCATATCCCCGCTGGAAGTCTACTGTGATGCTCTCAACCTTGCTTTCCGTCTGCACACCGCCAGAAGATGTTACGTCTGTTTTGTTGTGGCGCCACTGAACTCCCTTCACTACTGATCTGATCCATGATTCCTCGTCTGTCTCCGGATCTCTGTGGAAATTGTATACCGTCATGGTATCCGTAAAAAGAACACTCATAGCGCACCTGCCAATCCCGTACCGGACAACCCGGAACGTATTACCGAGATAAGCTGTTCTTCCTTCTCCTGCGCAGTAGTAACCTTGTATGATTCCGAGTACCCATCATTGCTGACGGAGGTGATACCGGTTCCCATTCCAGATGCATCCTGCACAGCCATAGTATTAATCAGCTGGCAAAATGTATCTTGGATCTGCATATGGATCTGTTGCTGGAAGTCCGTGGCCATATCCTCGTCATATGCCTCTTCAAATCTCTTTGCCCGCATATGAGTAATGGCATTCAGCTTGATTTCTGCCAGTTTGGATAGCCGGTTAAATTTCTTCTCGTCCGTGATGCTATTATAAAGGGAGCCGTATTGCTCCCACGTTATGTAAGACATACTGCTCCCTCGCTCCTTTTATTCTGTGGGCCTTACCTTAATATCTTTCAAGATACCAGATTTCTTAGTATTCTTAAGTACCACTCCAGCTACCATTTCAGCTTCACCCTTCTTGACCGCACCAGGGGAATTCAGATCAGGCAAATAGGTTTTTACAAATGCTGCCTTTTCTGTAGGACAAATTCCGTGAAATGCATCCAGTCCAAATTTCAAACCGATAATAGAACTACAACCGGTCGTTGTATCCGTGCCTACACATTCCACATCTTCACTTCCATCATAATAATGACCAGCATCCATCAAAAGGATTCCACGGTATGTTGTTACTTCTCTCCCGAAATCGTCTTTCTCTCTGGCATAATATCCCATCTTCTGACCAATGTACTGCATCACCGCCAGCATGTCTCCATTCATCAGCATCATATCCGGTTTCTCAGCCATTGTCTGCAGCCATTTATTGATCATCAGTACGAAGGAGTACATATTCTTATCAATGTATTCAACCGTTGTCAGGTCAATAGCTTCTGCGGATTTTTCAGTGGAAGATCCTGCCAGAAGCTTGCGCGCCCCATCAAATTTGCACTGAACAAATCCCGTCTCTTTCTTAGTGGATCCATTTACCACAAAATAATGGAACATATTTGTTGCCGCTTTGATCTTCTCTCTCAACTGAAATTCGATTTCATTGATGGAGCCGGATGTCGCCTGGATCACACGATCTACATTGAAAGCACCACCAAAAATATCCAGATCTGCTGTTTTCTTCACTCTCTTTGCTTCATTTGCAGTATATTCCGTATTAATATCACGTCTTGCTGCAGTAGAAGGTGTCTGTAACTGCATATATCCATAGGTCATGGTACTGCCACCTGTTCCCGGAGATACTGCATCATCAAACACCAGACGATCCAGCAAGAAAGAATCTCTGCGGAACTCATCCACTACCATCTGATCCACTTTATCAGCCATGCCGACTTTTGCTTCTGCTAATGTAATCATTTCTCATTTCTCCTTTACTGTTTGTAATGTTCTGCAATGGCACTGTTCAATGTATCCTCTGTCTGACTTCTACCCGTTACTACCGTGCCGATTACACTACCTGTTCTAACCGGTTTCTGTCCCGGTTCTCCGAAGAGCATTTTACTGTCTTCTGCTTCTGCTAAGGCTTTCAATGCTGCCGCAATGTCCTCTTTCTGGTTTTTGGATGCTTTCAGCGTATCCACATCCAGAAGTGCGGTAATCGCCTTTGCATTTACTCCTTTTACAGAAGCGATGTTCTCCCTAAGAAGATCATTGAAGTCCCTGTCTGCAATTTTTGCATCGTAATCTTTCTGAATGTTCTTTTTTTCCTCTTCCAGATCACTAATCCGTTTGTTGAGCCCTGTGACATCCACATCCTTGAATCCATCCAGCTGGGTCTGCAAATCTTTCATTGCAGTATCATTGGCCTTGATGGTTTCATTCGCTGCGTCCAGCTTCTTGGTCTGGTTGTCATAGTCGGTCTGGGTCTTGTAATTTTCGAGCACAGCTTTTTCAAAGTCCTTTTTCTTATCCTCCGTCACTTCCAGACCATACTCTTTCATGATTTCAAAAATGTTCTTCATATTGTCCTCCTAAAATGTTTTGTGAATCGCACTTTCTGCGATATGGGATAATTGCGGAAGCAGGGATCGAACCTGCGGCCTCCGGGGCATGAACCCAGCGAGCTGCCTCTGCTCTATTCCGCCATCGTAGAACGCAAAAAGAGCCGCGGATCAATTCACTTGGAATTGATCACATCGGCTCTTGGCTCTACATTGATCACTATTTCATTTTTACATTTCTTGCAGTATGCCGGGAAATTACATATCTTCGTATTCGGCAATACTTTTAAGAAGTGCGGATTGCCACATTTCGGGCATTTGCACCACTTAGAACTCATATATTACCAACTTTCTCCTTTTGGTTGGCTTAAGTGTCTCACAAGATATATTATAAAATAAACTTATGTTTGTTTCAATACAAAAATATATTCTTCTATTTTTCAGTTCTTTTATTTTCCTTTTCCTGCTCTTCTCTCTCCTTTTCTTCTCTTTCCCAATCAATATGGGACGAATACAACTCTCTGTTTTCTTCTATCCTTGGGAAGTCAAATGCATATTTATCTTTATCTACCATACAATGTTTCCTCCACTAACTCGTACATTTCCGGAAACCATTTTTTTAAAGTTTTAGGAAATGTATAATACTTTTCCACAGCCACAGATATAACTTCGCCAAGCACATCCGTATTAATGCTTCCATCAGGTAATAGCGCTTCTTCTATTCTGTCAACATACAATCTTGACTGGTATTCATTTGCAAATCTATCACTTTGCAGTAAAAATACCTTTGCCTTTTGCCCTGAACTATTTACTCCTGTCTTTATTATAATATCATCTTTAGTCAATCCCTGCACCAGGTGTTTCTTTAAAGCATCAACTTTTTTTTGATCAAAAACGGTATATTCCAAGTAGTGTCCTACTTCATGAATAATTTCTCCTCTCGTAGCATCCTCAGTAATATAAATTGCCTTTTGGCTATGAAGATAGCCGCTTCCATGCTGACTATTTATTCGGAATGTGACCTCGTTTAGCCTCTTTTGCACATCCGTCGGAAATGTATTCAAGAGCTGACTCAAATTAATACGTTCTCGCAGTTGCACACCATTTCCATCGTCTCCCAAGATACGGTATTCGACCATACTGTTGATCTCATATTCTTTCCATGCCTCTGTTTTTGTCAGATCTGACGTCTTGCATTCATACCGCAATCTGTTAATATCTGGCTTTACCTTTGCATCCTTGCAAAAGTCCTGATAGTTCTTGATCTTCCGCTTAATTTTCCCGGAGATCTCCTTTGTATCCTGCCCCAGCGCCGCCATTGCTTCCCGCTCACGCTTCAATGCCCGTATTTTTCTCTCCATTGACCGCATTTTCTGTGTGATTTGGTAGTAGTCGTAGTTTCTGCCGTCTATCGTGACCGGATCTGGCTGCGGATCTTCGTCTGGAAGACTGCTGCCGGGAAACCACACATAATGCTTGTGCCGGCAATTATACCCATGCAGTCCTGACGGATCATTCTCATGCGTGCCGTCCACGCTATATCCTGTGGCCCTCCACAGATCTGTTATGTAATCCTGTCCTATTCGTCTTGCCTCAGAGCCATAGTCTTCGCCCTCTTTGATATAATATACCCTGCCTTGCCATTGTTCATGGTTGGCATGGCCTTCCCCTGTGTTACGTGCTCCCCAGTGTTTGGATACATATACCAGATTTTCTCCGGTTCTTGTTACATTCTCATCCATGATTTTGGCAGTAATCTGCCCGACTCCCGTTCTCACCGCCAGTTTTACCGCGGTATCAAGCTGCATACTGTAGCCGGAAGAAAAATCAATGGTACGCAGCCCACTATCCGCAAGACTATGAACCGTGTCGTATATCACCTGCTCCCGGCTGAATGTTCCGGTACACACTTTAATCATTGCCTTATCCAGTTCTCTGCGATATAGGTTTTCCATCGTTTCAAAGCCTGACATGGTTTTAAAGCCTGTCGATCCTGCCAGACTTTTCATACTCTCATTTGTCTGCTTCTTTATAGCTTTTACCAACTGCGGCAGATAAGAATTGTCTGTAATCTCTTTTCCTGCCTGCTTCCAGGTCCTCAGATCATCCATGTAGGACAGGTCTGCCGATTCCTGCATTACCTGCCCTCCTGCTGCCTCTGCGGCCTTAAGTATTTCCCGCAACAGTTTTTTTACAGTCTTCTTGTGCTCCAGCGTGTTCTTTGCTACCGCTTTCCGAAATTCCGGATTAGACTGCAGCAGCTTCATTGCCACTTTCCGTATTCTGGCCGGACTGTATCCTAATTGCTGAAGGCGCTGTGCTTCTATTTCTGCCGTTCTGGAATATGACATTGTTGCCAGGATTCGTTGTGCTACGTCTACAATTACACTATGTTCCAGGTACTGGAACAACGGAAGCAATGCTTCGCCGATAATCTCTTCCTGTTCATTTGTCAGCATTAATCCTCTTCCTCTCCGGTAGGCTGTTCCTCTTCTTCCTTATGTTTTTCATCCACCAGTTTTTGCGCCTCCTCTTCTGTAAGGCTGTATGCCTCCATCAGATACCACACTGTAAGTTTCGGAATATCAAAAGAGAGCGCATCATTGCGTTTGCGTTCCAGTTCCGCTTCCCGGTCAGTGATATAACTGTCATCGAAATCCACCAGAATCTCCTGGTTCAGATTGAATGACTTGTTTTGGAAAATATTGGCAAACCACATCACCGCCTTGCAGATGTCCTGTATGTACCGAATAGCTTCCTGCCTCTGCCGGTTAAGCTCCTGTAGCTGGTCCTGGCGCTCACCTACATACTCCGTTGCCGTAGTAATCTGCCCGTTCTCAAAAGAGTATTTTTTCGTACCATATCCAAAGGACATAGATAGCAGGGACAATGCCAGTTCAAACGTCTTGGTGATCTGGTCCGTGCGGATCTCCGGGTTATATTCCTGGATCATACCCTTTTCCTGTGGCAGTTTCTCCCCGGTGAACACAAATAATTTTTTCTGCTCCGTTGTCAACTGTGGCTTGCCATCCTCGTCAAACTCGCACAACAATTCATTAACAAGGACAATTTTCTCTGCCTTGTCCAAATCCGTAAAAAGAACATTGTAGCACAAATCCAGTATCTTCAATGCCGGAATCGCATTCCATATCTTTGGCAGACCGTAGCCCATCATATCGTCCAGATTGTTTACTTCAGCAACTCTCATGACTGCAAACGGCTTTACTTCTCCCAGATATACTGTCGTCATGAGTTCTTTCTTTTCCTCTTCATTTTTATCAAATACATGAGTCTCGCCTACATATTTTCCGTCCTGTCCAATGGTAAAGAGAACTAACGTCGTTTCACTTTCTCCCTTTACCAGCTGTGTCCCTGAAAAAGCTGCTTCTGTTACAATATCGTTTATTACCGTCAGCGGCATAAAATTGCTGGCTTCCACATAATTCAGCTTAATATTTCCTCCATGTGCTTTCCCGTCTTCCATGATGTTCGCATTATCCAGTCTGATATAGCAGGCCACCGTTCCATCTGCGGACGTTTTCTCCAACTGGCGGCGGTACTGGGTATTAAATTCGCTCTGTTGCAATGTGGCCTTTACACACTCTCCCTGTTCCCCTTCTCCGGCATTGATCTCCAGAATCTCGCACAGGTTTGCATCATCAGAACAGCAACGCTTTGCAAAATTCAGTTGTGTCATGTCATACTCTATTCCATTGATTGTCTTTCTATGGTGGAAATTCTTGATCTGACGATTGCTGTACCAATCATCACATGTCTGGATCACTGTCAGCGCTTTTTCATTTACACTGTATCCTTTTGATTTCAAAAAAATTTTTACACAGTTTTTCATTTTTCCTCCTGTTGCACCGGTGCAACTTACCTGTCTAAATCTATATATTCCGCAAAATCTAACCAGGTGTAGCATTCCGCATCCCACCAGTCATTACAGTTGCCTATATTCTTATCTTCCGGCTGGTTTGGATGATGCTCATCCCATTTCAGGCTCCCTACAGCCTTTCGCAAGTGCTCACACTTTCGATTGATCTTTATCCTGCCAGTGTTTAACAATCTGTCCATTGTCTTCGGTCTGTCCGATATTTCATTCTTTCGGCAGCCTTTTATATTTTGGTACGGAAGCCCTTCCTTCTTAGCAGCGCTTCGCAAGCTGTTGATCATTGTCGTACTGGCGCTGTCCGGGAGCACCCAGTCGATTCTCCCGTATTTATCTCTACATCGAACATAGAACTCCACAAATTTTTTACAGATCATGTCTGCATCAATATCGTTTGACAATGGCAGGAAATCCTCTTCTGCTGTCCGCAGGTCATGATATCTATTAAAATACAGTTTTAAAACATACGTTGTCATGGATCCGTTTCCGCCAAAGTCAATCCCCAGCGTTACCTTGAATGGTTTATGTATCAATTTTCCATTTTTATCCCTTTCAAATAGCGAATCCGTCTCCTCATCATACAAATATGGCTCATTATTATCGGCAAACTTAGGGAATATGATTCCTTCAGCAACTGCCCGCTCTCCCTTTATGTCACGCCGATACCACACCGTATCCTTCTGGTAGGTGATAAGCACTGCGCGGATCCGCTCATCCGTCATGCTCATATTATCCACCAAAGTAAAATGCCCATAGTTGTATCCATACTCCGGATGCAATACCTGCTGTTCCTCATGGAACTTTAGGATTTCTGTATAATACCAGTGCTCTTCCTCCTTTGGGTTCAGATCGTGGAATACCTTACGATCAGAGCTGGATACTGTTCGATCGAATACTTCTTTTAAGAATTTCTGGTGGCATTCGTTTGCCTCTGTTACATATGCCATACCGTATGTATTACCCTTGATCAACTTCTCATCGCCATCTTTTCCACCACCAGACACCAGTACAACCTTCTCACCTGTTTTGGTCTGCACATACACGCAATCCCTGTCCTTATACTTACCTTCCCGACATCTGCCCTCGAAGTAATTCAGGAGACCGTACCCATCACAATCAAGAATATTTAATTTTGCCGTTGCATTTGATACCCCTGCTATCAGGTGGATCTTGTTTTTATGATTCTCCAGCAGCGCACAAAATATCATTGTCTGAAGGACATTCTTGCCGCCACGTTTTCCCCCCTCTGCCACGTTGAACCAGCTTCTCATGCAACGCAGAAAATATTGATATTGCCGTTCACTGAACGGTGCCGGCTTATTCATATGTAGGTTCCTCGAAATCTTCTATTCTTCGGTTGGCTACCGGATTTTTCAGGATGTCTGCTATGGTTTGCATGTTTTTCAGGATATCCTCTGTGCTATTATCATTTGCCTCGGCACGTTTCTTTTCATATTCCGCCCGGTATTTACTCTCTGGATGCATCAAAAAGTACTTGGTAAGCCAGTTAATAGCTTTCTGTCTATCCTCCAGCTTTATAGACACTCCATATTTTCCATCCTTTACTTCCCGGATCAGCTGCATGTCCGTATCGGTCGATTGCTTCAGGTTAATAGTGCTTATTGACCTTACCTCTTTCGTTTCCGGGTCTGTAAATTCCTTTTCACTAAATGACAGGTAGTTTCCAATATCTGCAAACGCAATTCGCATTTGCAGTTCCACTACATCCTCTGTGCCTGTCACAATCTGTTGGCGCTTCAATTCCTTCAGTCGTTCGATCTCTGTCCGCACCCTAACATTTCCTAACAATCGGGGACCTGAGCAAAGTGCAGATTCGTATGTGCATCCGTATGCCTTCTGGTAGCTCTGAGCCGCATTAAATGTTTTACTGTAATACACGCAGAAGATCTGCTGTTCTGGGGTTAATTCATCATTTTGCAATGTATCCTTTGTACCGTCATCAATGGATGTCTTTTCCACCTGCTTTTTCTTACCCGAACGTTCGCTTTTTGATACCGAACGTTCGCTATTCCAATTATGGGTACTTTTCCATCGTCTGACCGTCCCAGGAGGCACCTCCAGGGCATCGGCAATATCTACCAGTTTCATACCTTGCTTATACATTTCATGTGCTTTATCACATAATGGAT